TACCCAGTATCCCGAGCTGTTGGTTAAGCTCAACTTCGGTCAGCACGAGTATTACGCTGCCACCGCGACGGCCTAAAGGAGTTAAGTCATGGCTATTTCACGCGCACAACTACTGAAAGAACTCCTGCCCGGGCTTAATGCACTGTTCGGTCTGGAGTACAAACGGTACGGCGAAGAACACAAAGAGATCTTTGAAACTGAGACCTCTGAGCGTTCGTTTGAAGAAGAAACCAAGCTGTCTGGTTTCTCCGCCGCGCCGGTTAAAAACGAGGGTCAGGCAATTGCGTATGACAATGCGCAAGAAGCCTTTACAGCTCGCTATAACCACGAAACGATTGCTATGGGTTTTGCCATCACCGAAGAGGCGATGGAAGACAACCTGTACGACAGTCTTTCGGCCCGGTACACCAAAGCCCTTGCTCGGGCCATGGCGTATACCAAGCAGGTTAAAGCTGCGGCAATCCTGAACAATGGCTTTAGCTCCGCCGTAACCTACGGTGATGGCCAGCCCCTGTTCTCGACTGCTCACCCGCTGGTTTCCGGTGGTACCAACAGCAACCGTCCTACGACAGGCGCTGACCTGAATGAGACCTCCCTCGAGGCGGCTGTCATTCAGATTGCAGGCTGGACGGATGAGCGTGGGCTGCTGATTGCTGCCAAACCGCGGAAGCTGATTGTTCCCCCGGCACTGATGTTCGTTGCAACCCGTCTGCTTGAAACGGAACTCCGTACTGGCACGGCTGATAACGACATCAACGCGCTCAAGAACAACGGGTCGATCCCGGAAGGTTATCGTGTCAATCACTATCTGACTGATACGAACGCTTGGTTCTTGATCACTGATGTGCCCAACGGACTGAAGCACTTTGTCCGTACGCCGATTCAGAACTCGATGGATGCGGACTTCGATACGGGTAACGCACGGTATAAGAGCCGTGAGCGTTATTCGTTCGGAGCGTCGGATGCGTTGGGTGTCTATGGATCGCCCGGGGCGAGCTAAGAAACAGAAGAAGGGGGGCTTCGGCCCCCTTTCTTTTTAATCTTAGGTATGCTACAAAGAGTTATTCCGGGGTTATCCCGCGTATTAGACAGTCCCGGCTGACGACATGCAGACTGATACGCGCTACTCGCATGTGAGGATTAGATGGCTAATACTTCTTTTTCCGGCCCGGTACGGTCGCAGAATGGTTTTGAGACCATCTCTGTCAATTCTTCTACCGGTGCTGTTACCACCACTGCTACGCTTGGCGCTGCTTCTAGCGTGACTAGCGTTACTATTTCCAGCTTCTTGGCTCTTACCCCGATTCTTACCGCTGCGCTGCCTACCGCGTCTGCCAGCAACGCAGGGCAGGTTCGTTTGATCAGCGATAACGGCGCGGGCAACGACACCTATTGCATCGTCGTAAGTAACGGCACGAGCTGGGTTACGGCTGTTGGCGCGGCGTTGACCTAATAGGAGTCCGTCATGCAATATGACGTATGGGCAGTAACGCCTGCGACGGACGATGCCTATTATCGGGCGAATGCGTCTATTGCAGGTGCAGGTTCTCTATCCCTACTTGCCAACACGGTCGGGCCTAACGGGTACGGGTACAAAGTCATCATCACCTCGGCTGGTAATGACTCAGGAATCACCTTTACCATTACCGGTATCAAAGTTGGTGATCTAACCAACACGGTTGTCAGTGAAACGCTGACTGGGCCTAATGCCACGACAGTTACTTCGTCTAACTACTACGCTCGTGTTGATTCCATCACAGCTAGTGGTGCATCGGCGGGTAATGTAAAGATTGGTACCACCGGGAGTCTTGCTCTTCCCCGGACGCGTATCAAAGGTCTGTACTATGTTGGCACCGGTAGTGCTGGCTCGGTCAAGTTCAACACTAATGATCTTGCCAGTGCGCTCCGGCTGCAGATCAATACTCCTGCTTCTGCCATTGTTGCAAACAGTTTGTACATGGCAGCAGAAGGTATTCTGTCTACGCTAGGGTCTAACCAAGACTACTGCGTGGTAACGCTGACCAACGTGACCTTCTGCACCATCATCTGCGGGTAGCCATGAAGACGCCAGCATGGCAACGCAAAGAAGGCAAAGCGGAGTCTGGTGGTTTGAATGCCAAAGGGCGCGCCAGCTACAACAAGGCCAATCCGGGGAAACCGGGGCTCAAGGCCCCGCAGCCGGAAGGTGGCTCCCGACGCGACTCCTTCTGTGCCCGGATGACGGGGATGAAGAAGAAGCTGACTTCCGCGAAGACCGCGAATGACCCAAACAGTCGGATCAATAAAAGTCTGAGAGCATGGAAGTGCTGAGATGAACGCACAAGAAATCAAAACCGCTGCTGATGGCGCTGCCGTTGTTGTGGGCGTTGCTGGTTTTATGCAATGGTTTCCGCCTATTGTTGGTTTGATTGGCGGGGTGTTAACCGTAATATGGTTTGCAATCCGAATCTGGGAAACCGACACAGTAAAAGGTTTTACTGGGAGGGCAAATGCCAAGCAAGACCAAAGCTCAGCACAACCTGATGGCGATGGTCGCCAATGACCCCGCAGCTTCTAAACGCCTTGGCATCCCGCAAAAGGTTGGCAAGGAATTCATGCAGGCCGATAAGGGCCGTAAATTCAACCAAGGTGGCGAAATGAAAGAATCGAAAGCTATGATGGGTAAAGAAGTGGCCTTTATGAAAAAGAAAGGCGCTCCCAAGTCTATGATCAAGCATGAGATGGCTGAGATGGGCATGAAGAAGGGTGGCATGGCCTATTCTGCCGGCGGATACACACGCGCAGCTGACGGTATTGCCAAGAAAGGCAAGACTAAAGGCGCTCAAGTCCGCATGATGGGCGGCGGGAAGTGCTGACATGGCTGAATCTTTTCAGGACATGAAAGACGAGGCCAAGCGTAAGCGTATGGGTAAGGCGTTTGACGACGCAACTTACCTATCTATGGGCACAAAACGTCCGCCAGCACCTAAACCCAGAACGCCAGTAATGGCAGATGAGTTTCAACGTGGGAAAGAAGCTGGTCCAGAACCGCAGCCGATGCCGCCTCGAGACATGATGACGCCGACGCTTGAAGAAGAAGCACGTATGCGTGAGCAGCTTAAAGACGAGCGCATGATGCGTCGCATGGGCGAGGAGTATGACAAATCTGCTCCGCGCAGCATGAAGCGTGGGTTAGCAAAAGGTGGCGCTGTTAGTTCCGCTTCTAGTCGAGCTGATGGCTGCGCTCAGCGCGGTAAAACCAAAGGGAGATTTGTATGAAAAAGCGCAAATTTGCCGCAGGTGGTTCAACTGATCTAACGATGATTGACCCAAGAATAATGGAGCCGTTTCCTTTTCCTATGCCGTTCCCATCCCCCGGGGGAAGAACTGCTCCGTCGTCTTCAGGAGGCGGAACGGCTCGGGATGGTTTGAGTACGGTAAGGGAGGGCGCTCAAGTTGTTGGCGGTGCGCTTGATGATATCCAATCGCGTATAGGCGGTGGTGGTGGGCTGGGTAGTATGGCGCGGTCCACCGGGATGACGATGAAAAAAGGTGGCGCTGTAAAAGGTTACGCTAAAGGTGGAATGGTTGGGTCTGCATCTAAAAGGGCAGATGGCTGCGCTCAACGGGGCAAAACGCGCGGCAAACTTATCTAAGGCGTAAACGTTTACACTTGGAGGTATTGCAAATGCTAGCTTCACGTGGCATGGGTGCTATCAATTCATCCAAAATGCCTAAGCCAAAGCGTAAACAGCGGCGGGATGATACTGCGTTCTATGAGTACGCAAAGGGCGGTGAAGTAAAGTCCAAAGTCAACGAGGCTGGAAACTATACGAAGCCGGGGATGCGTAAGACGTTGTTTAACCAGATCAAGGGTCAGGCTACGCAAGGTACTGGCGCAGGGCAGTGGAGCGCGAGAAAAGCACAACTGCTAGCAAAAAAGTACAAAGCCGCTGGCGGCGGCTATCGTGACTAAAGCTCCGCAACAGTCGCTCAAAGATTGGGGTAGCCAACGTTGGCGGACCAAAAGCGGAAAGCCCTCCTCCAAAACGGGTGAGCGATATCTTCCAGAAGCAGCGATCAAGTCTTTGAGCCCTGCTGAATACGCGGCAACTACGAAAGCTAAAAGAGCAGGCAAGGCAAAAGGTAAACAGTTTGTAGCCCAGCCTAAAGGCATAGCTCAGAAGACTGCGAGATTTAGATGACCACCTCTGGTACCACGGCGTTTAACTTAGAGTTTACCGACATTGCCGAAGAGGCGTGGGAACTTGCTGGGCGCGAGATGCGTTCTGGTTATGACCTGCGTACTGCTCGGAGGTCGATGAATCTGCTTACCATTGAGTGGCAGAACCGTGGTATTAACATGTGGACGATTGAGCCGGGGATCATTACGTTGACCGCGGGGCTCAGTACGTATGCGTTGCCACTAGATACGATTGACTTGCTTGAACACGTCATCAGGACTGGTC